TTTTATCTTAATCGCTTGTTCCTTAGCTACTCCTATCCAAAGTTCGCTGGTATTAAACGAATTAGCCTCCTTTGCAAGTTTCATAGCTCGTGTGTATAATTCCATTATGGCATCTATCTCAAGTTGGTTATCAGATATGTCATTCATCATTTATCTCCAATGGTATCTCTAAGTGTGGAATTAAATAGTCACCGCCTTTGGTTTATGACACACGCCGTGCCTGATGCAGTTGCAGGTCTGCTTGCCACTTGGCCCATCATCGGCGTCTGGAATCCAGAACTCTGATGGGTTGCACCCTTGCTCCGTCGCCATACTTGCTATCGCAGGGTTCATAGCAAGACTTTGACGTTACGTCCTTGTACTCATATTTACCTCCATTGTAGTATTAGGAACACAGGGACAGGTATTAGCAAACAACACTCCTCTCCCGAAGGATTAAGAGAGGAGTGTTGTCAGTCGCACACACGATTCTCACCATTATAAGCACTGACTTTGACCACAAAACCAACCAATCTATATACATAAAACCTATATATATCCTTAAATGCTACCCTTGCCGTGTTAGTCATTACGCTATGTTGCATATATATGTAAATTGTAAGATATTGAATTTATTGGTGTTTGGATTGGGGTTCCTAGCATGTACCATTTGCACGTTAACTGGACTTAAATGTACTATAACAACTGGTAACTCGCGGATTATGCACACAATGGCAACTACTAGGCTGCTCATACCGATTAAGAGTGAAGAGATGGGATGTTCAGTCCCATCTCTCCTTGGTTAGTGGTTAGTATGCAGCATCAAGCTCTTCGTCGGATGCATAAGGGAGTGCGGTGCATTTGCCAAGCTTCACCTGATCAGGAAGGATCGGGTGGAAGTTGCCAGTCTTTTCTATCCGCTTGGCATAGCGTTCGTACATCTTGACTCCGCCTTTCCGCAGATCCTCAGCCACGGATGCGTTACGGGTGATTGTCGTGGAGCGAAACATGGTAAGCCAGTTGTCATGCCGGAACTGGGTCATCATGTTGCCGTACTTATCGGTGTATGTGGTGATGGTGGGACGGGGAATGGTTACGTTCTTCATATCAAGCTCCAGTGTTAAGGTTTATAGAGAGGAAGACAACCCTCCTCAGAATGAGGAGAGGGTTGGGTTCCGTTGCTGAAGGAAGTGGTACCCCCCTAGTTGTCTGTTGTTTCTTTGTCCCCCCGTGAATAAAAAGATGGTGTTTAGTTCTGTGGCGCTGGGGCTATAATCAGACCTACCATCCCCCCCTTTATAAAAAACTCATGCCCCTTACTTTCCTAAGTACCTAATATATAATTTATTTGTGTGTCATGTATTGAGGTGAGGGCGAAGTCGGGCCTCTAGCGTGGCCCGTATTATAGGGGTTGACACTTCTGAAAAAGTAGGTAAAATAAAGCACTTGCTTCCCAGAGCCAATAGGCTCTAATATATACACTGAAAATATGAACACACTGTTGAGTTGCAATTAGAATTTAATCTTGAATTGCTTACTAGTCACTGACAAAACAACTAAGTGGAGATAAGAGTTATGGCTACTAGTGCATTATTCTGGGAAAATAGCGCCTATGGACCCGGAGATACAAACGCTACTTATGAATTCCTAAGTGGACGTTCCCCTAACAGGTATCACCTTATGCGTTTGTTGCGTAAGAACAACATGCGTGAAGTTGGTGAAATCATGTCAACGGTTATTGAAGATGCTGTAGCAGGACAAGTTCCTCAGTCAACTGCTAGTGTGTCTATCTCACAACTTACTCCTGAAGCTGATACAACTGCTAATGTTAATGGTGGTGTTAGAACTGTTGCAGCGAAAGAACGTATGGGCTTGTTGATGACATCTGATAAGGATGATGCAACAGCTAATACTAGTCGTGCTGTTACGACAACTGATACCACGGAACTTCAGACTATGTTGATTCCCGGCGGCAGTCGTGCAACTCGTTCACCTTCCACCTATCCTACTGATGCTAGTGGTAATGGTGGCGGTGGTAAGTTAAGTTAGTGGCGTACAAATTCCCGATCAATCCGGCAACCGGTTTACCTTGGACCGACGAAGAACGTGGCCCAATGCGTAGAATCCCTAAACCGGACGGTATAGGATATTATACCGGCGACAACTCTGGAAACCTTACATCAACAATGGAGTATGTACCATCACGGTATCCTCCGGGGTCGTTTGAATCAAAGCCTATGACATCAGCCCCACCCGTGAGGGGGCCATCACCGACACCACCAACAAGAGTATCACCAAGAGAAGGATCGGAAATGCCGCAACATACACCCGCAGAACGTGCGAAGAATCGGCCAGATGTCATTAGCGGCGGCATTGGTGATGATATACTTCTGGGTAACGAAGGTGATAATACCCTTGGAGGCGGCACCCCGGATGCCTTTAGTCGATTCCTAGCAAGGCAAACTGGATTTGATGTCTCCCCAGCAACTGGGGGACCAGCGGTAGGACAAGAAGTATTCGGAGAAGATGAATTTGAATATGGGCCAACTGCGTATGCTCCTACAATGGGAAGACAGCCTATTAATACAGGTATGCCTAACTTAGGAGTACCTAATGTTGTCTCACAAGGTACTACAGATGACTTTAATCTAACTGGAGAAGATCGTAAGACCATAGCTGATGCTCAAGCAGATCCAGCTAGTCTAGTTCCTATTGGCGCTTCTACTGATGCTACTATTGGAGAACCAGATTCATCTGTTACTTCACAAACTATTCCTGATATTAGTGGCAGACCTCCTGAATTACAAGGCGCTCCATCATACCAAGACCCTGGTGGTACTGTTGGTGAGCAAGTTCCAACTTCAATCACCCGTGCCAGTGTTTTACCCGGTGATGCCAATAGAGGACGTATTAATCAGCCCAGACTTGCTAGCTCATTTGCCGGCCCTCCACAAGAGCAGGGAGCCTTATTGTGGATGATCCAACAGATATTGGAGAACGCTGAAAGGTTCCGTGGACGTAATGAGAATCCTGTATATGGTTCTAGGGCTTTAGGTCCAAAGGGAACTTTTGCTCCATAATGCTTCCTAATGGCTCAGAACCTTTAGTATTAGCTGATGGGACTAAGATAAATCCCATTGATGGTAGTGTAGTGCCTAATGAGATATTAGTAGAAGTACCAAACTCTACGACTATGCAAAGGGAGGTCGTTGCTGCACGTAAGCGTATCAGCGACCTTCCTGTTCCTCCCCACCAGATGAACACATTAAGTGTCATTCTCTCTTATACCATGTTTGGTATTGACGATGAAGACATCTCACATTGTATATCTGTACCCGCAGATCAAATCATTTCAATTAAACAATCTGATGTATACCTAGACTTACAAGCACAATTTATAAAGACTATTGCTGAATCAGACTTATCTGATGTGCGTAGCATGTTCGTACAACAGAGTCGTAATGCTGCTAATGTAATGTTCTCTGCCTTAGACCCTGAGATGGGTATTGGTACTCGTATGATAGCCGCTAAAGACATTCTTGATCGTGCTGGACAACGCCCTGTTGATGTGGTAGAGCATAGACATAAGATGGAAGGTGGATTAACTATTGAGTATGTAGTTAAGGATGAGAACAAGTCGATACCTACTATTGATATTACACCAAAGGAATTCTAACAACTTCTTGCTGAAAGGAGACTCAAATGGCTACCGTAACTGAAACTAGTGGCAATGGTGGTGGAACTGTCGGTTCTGGCCCCGAGAACAAACTAAGTAGTGTTAACCGTGGTGCTGCCACTGTCATCGCTAACCTAGTTCCTGCCTACATTGGTGAGATTGCCCATGATGTAGCTAGTGACACTAACTATGTCGCTAAACGTGTTGATGGTGACTTTGATACTGATGCACTTACCAATGCAGATTGGGTAGCGGTATAGCTTCCGCAAATAATGTCTACATTCAGCTTACAGAAAGATAGCCTACAAGACAGGTTCTTAAAGTCTAGAGCCAAGGTTCAACTATTTGGTGGAGGCTTTGCCAATGGTAAAACCTCCGCTTCTTGTATTAAGGCTATCCAACTTGCGAAGGATTATCCCGGCGCTAATATACTTATGGCAAGGTCTACATATCCGAAGCTTAATGACACACTCAGAAAAGAGTTTATTAAGTGGCTTCCTTCTGATTGGATTGAATCTTTTCCTAAGAGTGCCAATGCTAGTAACACCTGTACTCTTAAGAATGGCACAACTATCAACTTTAGATATATTGCACAACAAGGCAAGATAGGTAATGAAGCTACCACATCCAATTTACTGTCAGCTACATATGACTTGATCGTTGTAGATCAAATGGAAGACCCAGAAATTGTTCATAAGGACTTTCTAGATTTACTTGGACGTTTAAGAGGCATGGCTAGATATATTGGTGATGATCCTACCATGCCTAATACTGGTCCTCGTTGGTTTATCATCACGACGAATCCTACTAGGAATTGGGTCTACAGAGAATTGGTTAAGCCTGTCCATGACTTGCAAGACGGAACCATGAATGAGAAGCTACTCTGTGAGACAAATTCAGATGGCAAGATTGTTATCAAAGAGGATAAACTTCCTGTTCCTGTGATTGAGTTGTTTGAGGGATCAACATATGAAAATAAGGATAATCTAGAAGCTGATTACATCCAAACTTTAGAGGCATCCTATAAGGGACAGATGCGATCCCGCTTCCTAATGGGACAATGGGCAAGTTATGAAGGACTCGTGTATCCACTCTTTAATGAAGATGTTCATGTAATTTCACATAATTCTATATTAGATTACTATGAACGCTTACGCATGGCAACAGATCT